GAAGAATCTATAGGTGATACAGCAACTAAATTAATTGGTATGTCTATTAATAAAAATATTAGAATGCCAGGTGATGTTAGTGATGAAGAAGCTAGAAAAGGTTATGAAAAAGTATTTGGTGATGAAAGATTAATATTGTTAGACCACCAAGGATCTGTAGCTGATAGTTCTTTATTGGATAGGATTGAATATTTAGCGGCTTTAGGTTGTAATTATTTAATTCTTGATCATATTACAATTGCCGTTAGTGAAGGTGTTGATGGAGCAACAGGTAATGAAGCTGTTGACAAGGTTATGTCTTCTTTATTAAAGATTGTTAAAAGGTATAATATTCATTTAACTTTGATATCTCATTTAAGAAAAAGTCCAGGAGATGCTAAGTCATTTGAAGAAGGTGTTATGCCTAATTTAGATTCTATAAAGGGATCTGGAAGTATAAAACAAATAAGCTTTGACATTATAGGTTTTGCTAGAAACATGATGGCTGCTGAAAAACGAGATAGAAATATAGTTAAATTTGCTGTATTAAAGTCTAGATTTAGTGGTGATACAGGTATGTGTGGACAAGCAATTTATAATGTAGACACAGGAAGATTAAATTACAATGAAAGTAATTTAGCTTTTAAAGAAGTGTTATAACCAGTTTCGGTTAGAAGTTAGAACTGAACGTAAGACCTTATAGGCAACAGCTAACAGACAATGGTAGGTGGATGAGCAATAGGCTTTTCCTCTCTCGGCCTACATCACTACTAGTAAACCGAAGCAGCTGAGCAACCTGTTTAAAAGGCTCACAAATAAAGGAAATATGAAATATAAACCATTACCAAATACACTAACAATAAAAGAATCTGATATTGAAGGCTTAGGATTATTTGCTACTAAAGATATAAAGAAAAATACTAATTTAGGAATGATGCATTATATAACTGAGTTTTCAGAAATTATAAGAACACCATTAGGTGGATTTATTAATCATAGTAATAAACCAAATTGTATAAAAGAAAAGGAAGATTTAATTTATGAAGAAAGAACATATTTAATCACGAATAGATTAATTAAAAAAGGTGAGGAATTAACTGTTAAATACACAATGTATAAGGTATAAAAATGATGGAACAATTAATATTAGCATTAAAGGCCCATGCTAAAGGTCATATTGAAAAACATAAAGCAAATGTAATTTTATTATTACAAAAATCAACAGGTATAGCTGAGCATCCTGATATTATAGAAACTATAGAAAAAGAATTAAAAATTATATCTGAATATGATGATCAACTAGAAATGATCGAAAAATATTTTGAATGATTACAGGGTGGCTTTTATACCACCCTATAATTTAAATTTTATTTTTTACCACCTCTAAATATTTGTGTACCTTTTATACCATATATACTGGCAACAACTAGGATCCACAAATTAGTAAACCAACTGGGTAATTGACTAAAATAATCAAAGAATAATTTTATCTTATCCATAGCAGTTGGATCATCCGATACCACTGCCCAAGCCAAAATTAAAATTGGAGCCGAAAGTATAATTAAAACAAATTCGTCTTTCCAATCTGATTGTCTGGCCTCTAATAATTTCCCTTGATATTCACTTTCCCCACGAGCCATTTTAGAAGCATGCATATGTTGTGCATCTGCCATAGCCATTTTGGTTTCTTGCCGCTTCTTATAAATGTGAGAGGCGGCATTGATACCTAATTTTAAAGCACTAAACCACATATTAACGAGCCGTTGTTGGAACGTTATTTGAACCTACTAGGGGTGCTTCGGCAAATGCCATGTAGATATATGTGTTACCAGAAGCATTATTATTATTTACTAAATGGTCTCCAGAAGTTCTCATTTTCATTCCATTTGACAAAATATCAAGACCATAATTAGTAGGTTGATTTGTTATTTCTGCACTATTAGAATTTGGAAATAAACTATCATCAGCTAAATTAAATAAAGTTCTTTTATTATCTAAAATAAACCAGTTATTTCCATTAGTTGTATTTTTAATCATAACAAAAGCAGGTTTAAATCCTGTATAAACAAATGTTCCATCAG